AGGTGATGCGCTGTTTTGCGATGACCTCGCGGGTCCACAGCACGTCGCCCACGGCTTCCAGCACCCAGATCACGAACAGGTCATGACGGGCGCCAATGTCCACGCCCAGATAGACCATTTTGCTGGCGTCAGCCAAAAGGTGGGGAACGGTCCAGTCGGCGGCGTTGACCGGGGTCTTGGGCGGGGCGACGGTCGCGTGTTCGTCTTCGCAGCGGTCAATGAGTTCGTAGGACAGCCAGGCGCTGGCTTCATCCAGCCATTGCAGCTCGTATTCCTGCGCCCAGGCGTCGGTGTCGTTGATGCCCGCTTGCAGTTCGGCAATGTCGCGGGGCAGGCCCTCGGCGACGGCGGTGTGGATGTCCACGATATGCCGCGACCAGACGGCGTCCAGTTCGCGGGCGGTCATCAGTTCATAGAATTTGTTGCCCTTGCCGTTCGGCGTGCTGACGACCCGTAACAAGTGACCGGCGCTGATGACCGGGAACAGCGCTTGCCAGATTTTCCGGCTGTCCTGGTGGAACGCAAACTCGTCGAGCAGCACATTGGCGGAGAAGCCGCGGGCGGTGTCGGGGTTAGCCGGCAGGGCCGTGATGCGCGAGCCGCCGGGCAGGACGATTTCCAGCGCTTTCGTGTGGGCGTCGAAGGGTTTTTCCAGTACTTCACAGGCGATTTTCAGGGCCTGTAAATGGCGTTTACAGCCCTCCTCCATGGCCTCCTTGGCTTGGCGTTCGCCGCGCGACAGGATCACCCAGCGGCGTTTCTGGCCCCAGCTTTCGGCGTCCAGGCAGTCGAGGATGATCTCCAGGGTGGCGGTGAACGTTTTGCCGGTCTGGCGGGCGAACATGCCGATTTTGTAGCGGGCGCGGTCCTGGAGCCAGCGTTGCTGGTAGGGGTAGAGCAGACCCCTCTCCCCCAACCCCTCCCCTACACGGGGGGAGGGGGGATTCGTGGCTCCCTCTCCCCTCGTGGGAGAGGGCTGGGGAGAGGGGGGCTTACGCCGCGAGGCCATACACCTCACTCCGAATGCGTTGCAGGGTCGCCATGTCCAGGCCGGTCTGGCCGGTCTGCGCTTCGCTCATCAGCGCGTCCAGCTTGGCGGTGACGGCGGCGGCGTGTTTCTTCTGGCTGATGCTGGCGCGGCTCAGGTCGGCAATGGCGCGGGCGGCGGTCGACAGCAGCTTGACGCGCTCCTCGGGCGGCGCATCTTCCGCTTCCTGGAGGTTCACCAGAATGTCGAACATCTCCGATTGCACCAGCGACATGACCGCTTCCGAACGGCGATCCTCTTCATCCGGCGCGGCCTGGGCGATCAGCCGGGCGGCTTCGGTGCTGGCGCGAATGGCGGCCAGTTTGCGCTTGAGCCCTTGCCCGTAGCTGTGCAGGGCGCTTTTGCCAATTTCGTAACCGCGCTCCTCCAGCCAGGCGGACAGCGCGTGATAGTCGGAGAAGCCGCTTTTGATCAGCCGGCTTTCCAGTTCGTCGCGCACACCCTCCGGCAAGCGCGTGACGCGGGGCGGCGGCGGCACGGTCAGACCCCCCAGTACTTCGGCGGGCGGGCAATGCCGGGTTCACACGGCGTGGTGTATTCGGCAACGTCCGTCCCATGGCGGGTCAGCTTGGCGCGCCATTGCGCGTGGTCGCGGCCCTCCAGATGCAGCAGTTCCCGTTCCGCCAGATAGTCCAGTTCATTGCGCAATTCGCGGGGCGTGCAGTCGGGCACCGCCTGGCGCACGGTGTCGAGCAACAGCGTCTCTCCCGCCCCCAGCGGGCGGGCGGCGTTCAGCGTCAGCAGGATCAGCCAGCGCAAGGTCTCCCGGTGGCTTTTTTCCGGGTCAAACGGCAGAGCGGTCATGCGGGGCGGCTCCAAGGATGGGCAAGTGGTCTTTCAGCGGGCAGGCGTGCAGGTCGCAGTGCAGCGCCTGCTCCACCTTGCCGGCCAGCGCGTCGAGGCGGTGAATAATCGCCACTTCCTGACGAATACTGTCCTCCCGGCGCTGATAGTGTTCGGGTAGATCAATGAGCAACTGAATCAGCCGGTCTTCCGTGCCGCGCTGGGCTTTTTCCAGTTCGGCAAAGCTGGCGCGCCATTCCTGGCTGGACGCCTGGCGATGCACTTCCAGGGCGTTAAAGCGCTCATCCAGGCGATGCTCCACCTGGCTGATCAGCAGGCGCCCGAGGGTGATCAGCAGGCCGAAAAACAGCGTCGACCCGCCGCCGAGCAGGCTGATCCATTCCCCCGGCGTCAGGGTCAGGTTCATTCGTTCGCCTCGCGGGATAGCAGGGGGCGGCTCAGGGGAGCGGCGTCTGGCATGTCAGGCGTCCTTCATTGATCGTTAAAGCCGGGGGGTGAGCCGCGCTCGTCGAGGCCAGGCGCGGCGTAATGCCCGGGCGGCACGTCCACGCGCACGCCGATAGCGCGAGGCAGACCGGGACCAGAATCACTGCGGCCCTGGAGATCCAGCGGCGGCAGGTTGACGTGAATGGTTTTCGGTTCATCGGCGACGAACATCCCGATCAGGCCAGAGAGTTGCGCGCCGATGCTCAGCCAGAATTCCGCGCGGGCGGTCACGGCGTCCAGGTTCGGCGCGTCGCCGGCGCCCAGGAGCAGGTGATAGAGGGCGACGCTGCCGGCGATAAACAGGGCGATGCCGCGCTTCGTGCTGGCCTCGCCCAGGTTGAATTGGACCTTCTTGAGCACGTTCATGAGGGCATCCCGTCGCGCAGGAACAGCGCGCGCTCGGCTTCGCGGCGGCGGGCCAGGCCGGCGAGGGGGATTTTTTTGCCCTTCACGGTGGCTTTATCCCAGCGCAGGAACTGCTCGGCGGCGGCGGTGTACAGCCCGGAGTTCAGTTGCGCGAGCAACGTACTCGTCGTGAACGCGCCGACGCCGATATTGAAGACCAGGGAGCACAGCGCATCGAACATGCACTGGTTCAGCCGCACCTTGACGCGGGCGGCCACGGCGTTCGCCGTCCGGATCAGGTCGGCGACCAACAGGGTTTCGGCCTGCTCTTCGGACAGCGGGCGCGGAAAGTGATCGCCGGGCTGCACTTGGTGGCCCCAGCCGATGGTGGGATGACCGGCGGAGTCCGGGTAGGGCGTCGGGGCAAAGCCGCCGTTCGGGCCTTGCTCAAACTCCTTGAGCAGGGCGTAGGCGGCGTCGCCGGGGAGGGTCGGGGTCATAAGCGTTCCGGGTGAGCAGGGATGCCGCTCAGCTTGCCGGAATCGCGCGCGCGGGGCTTTTCAGCGGAATGAAAAGGTTAAAACGTCAAGGACGGCTGGCGGCCCTGACGCTGACGCTGGAGGATGTCGTAGACCTGGGTGACGGTGAGGTGATAGCGCCGGGCCAGCTCGGCGTGGTTGCGCCCAGTGAAGGCGGCGGCCAGCTCGGCGTCGCGCTGGGCGCGTTCGTAGTGGTCGCCCTTGGGGATGTAAATCTGGCAACCGTTGAAGGTCAGGCGCAGGTCTTCCGCCTGGGCGAGAGCCAGCGCCGCCGCCTGCTCGGCAGGCAGGCAGGACTGCAAGCGGGCATAGAGCAACCGGGCAATGTCCGCCAGAATCTCGGGATAATGATCAGGCAAATCCATAGCAGATCCAGGGTCGCGACCGGGAGTTCAGAATAACACGCGGTCCTCCCCGGCGAGCAGGGCGTCCATGATGTCCACGGCGGTCGCCAGCAGGTCGGTGGCGCGCAGATCGGGGTCGTTCGCCAGGTAGTCCTGCAAGGCCAGGGTGAAGTCGATGATCTGGTCGGACACGTCATCGGGGGCCGGCAGGTAGGCGGGGGCGGTTTCAGTCATGAGGCTCAGGCTCCGGTTCAGGGGGGGCGGCGGCGAAGGAGCCGCGCAGTTGGGCCGCGAGGTTGCGGAAGTGAGCGGGCGGCAGGGAAGTCCCCCCACCCCGACCCTCCCCCACGAGGGGGGAGGGGGACCGGGCGGGCGGGGATGCGCCTTCCTGGGCGGCCACCAGGTCGGCAAAGTGCTGTAAGGACGCCTGCCGGGCGGCTTCCAGGCGGTCGTCATCGGGCCGCTGATCCGGGGAGCGACGCACCCCGGCGCGGCGATCAGCCTCCACCTGCGCTTCCTGACGGGCTTCTGCCTGGTTCGCCTGTCCGGCCAGGATTTCCAGCAGGTAGCCGTGGCTCTTGAGGGGCAGGGTGAGGCTGGCGCGGCGCTCCAGCATCTCGTCCAGGGCGGTTTGCCAGGCGGATGGACTGACCGCCCAGGAGCGGCCCTGGCGTTGAATCTGGCCGGCGTCGATCATCGCTTGCAGTTCGCCGAGCAGGTGAGCGGCGCGGTCCCAGGTGAGGCTGCGTTGCGCCGGGCGGAACAGACTGAGATAGCGCAACAGGCGCGGTCCCAGGTTCGCCGGCAAGGCCAGAGCGATGGCGACGGCGTGGCGGGCGGCGGTGTCGTTCAACAGCGCTTCCAGGCTGACGGTCGCGCCACAGCAGGGGCAGGTCAGGCGCATGGCGAATCGAGATTCCCCGTCAGGTCCAGGAGCAGTTCTTCATCCCGGGTGTCGCGGGCGTCCAGGTCCAGATCGGGGTCGATGGCCCATCCCCGCTGGTCAAATTCATCGTCGGTCAGGTCTTGAATCAGGAGGGCCAGGAGGCAGGGGAAATAACCCATCATGTCAGGCGGCCTCCTGTGGGGGGCGGCGTTGCCGGCGTTTCTGATCATAGACCAGGGCGGCGACGATCTTCCGCAGTTGTTCAGCATCGCAGAAGCGCAGGGATTCCAGGTCGAACATGCGCTTGACCATGCCATCCACGTAGGCCCAGGGACGCCCGGCGTCGGCGAGCAGGGCTTCGATCTTGCCCATCAGGCGAACCCGGTCTTCGGGGGCGCGTCCCGGACGGCGATGGTCGGGGGGTTTGAAGCCGAGGCGGTTGAATTCGTCGATCACCGCGCGGCGTTGCGGGGCCGTGAGCAGGCCGGCGCTGCGCTGGCCGGTGACTCGTTCGAGCAGGTCGCGGTAGGTGTCATCGTCCAGATTCAGGGCGCGCCGCCCGGTGTGGATGCGGCGCAGGTCGCGGGTGCGGATCGGTTCATAGCTCATGTCAGGCTCCAGTCAAACCACCCCGGCCCTACGGGCCACCCCTCCTTATCCAAGGAGGGGTGGCGCAACGCGCCGGGGTGGTTACGCGGACTCTGCGCCCTCGGCTACTTGAATATCCCCCTCATTTCAAGCTTGATATTTTCCCTTACACCCTCGGCAGGGACCGCAAGATAACGTCGGTTCGCGTACTTCGGACGAAACACATCCAGCACTCTAAAAAAAATCTCAATCCGCAAGCTGGTGCCCTGGACGATGCCCTGCACTAAATCCTTTTTTATCAACCGCCGAACCAAAGCCAGCGCAATCTGCGGCAAATCTTCCAGTTCGCCCGAGACGAGATTTCGGTAAAGACCAAACGCATAAGGCTCCGGCGTCCCTGTGAAGGTGGAAAACAGGCAGGCGGCGCGGACCCCTACTGAAGAAATTACAGGAGGGGTCGTTTTTGGAGCGGCAGCGTCGAATCGATACATCGCCGGCTCAATAACCTCTAGCACATGCGCGAGTCGATCAATATGGTCGCGGGGGTTACCGGCTGATCTTTCAGCTATACCCGAAAGATCCTTCGTCATATCGCAAAAGAATTGAGCCACTTCAACATGTCTCTTGGGCTTGCGAAGGCGGTCATGCGCCCCGCGTGGCGTACCGCAATCAATCGTCGGAAAGCTCTCATCAGGAACATTCATAGTGACTTGCATCGGGACTGTAACGCCGCTTCTGATGACCGCGAGCAAGCGATGCTGTCCATCCAACAGTATACCGCTTCTCGATATGGCAATCCCTTGATGGGTGATCGCCCATTGTCCTTTCTTCATAGCCTCCGCATATTCAAACACGCGGGATAAACGGATTTTGCGGTTGCCGGTGTTTCTTTCGAGCAGTATCCGTTGCGCCATGGCCGTGTCCATCATCACCATGGTCGACTGAACGCCCTGTGAATTTGCAAAATCAACAATCTCACGGACAGATGGGTTAAAATCACTATTACTAGTCATGCTTAGTCTCCAGTAGTCTTGAATGCTCATCAGTACCGGCGAACCACCGCCGGCAGACCACCACCGCAAGGGGTGGTGGTGGTTTCGCTTTACGGGTGCTGCCCGTCGTCCTGGTCATCCGCCTGGATCAGAATCCAGGCGACGGCAAAGCCGAAAAATACGCCGGCCCAAAAGCCCGCCATGAACAGCAAGACGGCGCTCATGCCACTTCCTCCAGTTCCGTCTCAAACGGCTGGACGATGAACTCCTCTTTCTGGCTGATGACGATGCCCTTGATATGGGCGACCGCCTCCGGCTCGGCCAGCACCGCCTCCTTGTTCACCTCCTCCTTGACGCGGATCAGGCGCGTCAGGCCGAGTTGCTTGAGGGTCTCCAGCACGTTCTCGAGCACGCGGATGGTGACTTTGGGCGGGGTCATCCGCCACTTCACGTCGCCGCTGGCCAGATGGGCGTACTTCACCTTGCCATCCTGGGTGAGGGCGGCGCGGTTCGCCTCGCACCAGAGATGCACCCCGGTGGTCAGGCTGCGGATCGTCTCCAGATGGGGCGCGGCCTGCTTTTCCCAGGCTTCGCGCACCTGGGCCAGTTCGTCGTTCATCGCCGCTTCAATGCGGATTCTCTCCCGCTGATGGCGGCCAATCGCGGCGATGGCGTCGATCACGTCCTCCTTGCTCTGCGGGATTTTCACCACGCAGGCGTCGGTTTTCAGGCGGGCGGCGGGGCGGCTCATGGATTGGTTTCCCCCCG